TGTTGAATACGGTAATCAACAATTACTTGAACAAATACCAGAATGGCAAGATAACGAAATGGCATCAAAAGAAAAGATGGCAATTCGTAATTACGGTGTTAATGTTTTGGGGTACACACCTCAAGAGATGGACAGCGTTTATGACTACCGAGTTTTACTTGGTTTAAGAAACGCATGGCTACAACATAAGACACAACAAGCGACTAAAGTGAAACCAACTGAAAAGAAAGCGGCAGCTCGAACCGCAAGACCTGGCACTTCAAACGTACCTAAGACAACAACTCCTGTGAAAAGAGCGCGTCAAAAATTAGCTAAGACTGGAAAGGTCCAGGATGCAGCTAAATTATTTGAACAAATTATATAAACTTTTTAAACATAGGAAATAAATATCATGGCAAAAGTAACAAACGCATTTGATACTTACTCAGCGACTTCCGATAGAGAACAACTGAGTGACGTAATTTATAACATCTCACCACAAGCTACTCCTTTTATGAGTGCTATTGGTAAAAACTCAATCAAGAACGTAGTTTTCGATTGGCAAACAGAAACTCTACCAACTGTTGATGCAGCTGGTGAACTAGAAGGCTTTAGATTAGACGGAGCTACTTCAGCTTCTACAGCTACAACTAGAGTTAGTAATGTTGCAATGATCTCTTCAAGAGATGCAACTGTATCTGGTTCTCAACAAGCATCTGACCCAGCTGGTAAGAAGTCAGAAATGGCTCATCAATTAGCTATTATGGCTAAAGCATTGAAAAGAGACATGGAAACAGCTCTCTGTCAAAATGGTGGTAAAACAACTGGTAACGCAACAACAGCTAGAAAAACTGGTGGCTTTGAATCTTGGATAAAATCCAATTACAGTAAAGCAGCAGCAGGCGCACCTACTGGTGGCGGAACAGCTCCAACAGACGGAACTCAAAGAGCTTTAACTGAAACTTTGCTTAAAGCAGTATTACAATCTTGTTTCACAAACGGTGGAGAGCCTTCAATGGCAATCTGTGGTCCTGTAAACAAGCAGAAAATATCTGGTTTCACAGGTAGAACTAACTCAAGACAAATGGTTGATGCAAACACAGTAGAGGCTTCTGTTTCTATTTATGCTTCAGACTTTGGTGAGTTAAAAATCATTCCATCTAACTTCAGCAGAGAAAGATCACTATTATTAGTTGATCCAGACTATGCTAAAGTTTCTTTCTTAAGAGACTTTAAAACAGTTGATATCGCTACTGTCGGGGATGCCCAAACTAAAATGATTGTGACTGAGTACGGACTAGAAATGAGCAACGAAGCTGCTCACGGTATAGTTGCTGACTTAACTACTTCATAAGTTAGTTAGAATTAGGGAGAGCTTCGGCTCTCCCGCCCTTATTTAATATGGCAACAAAACGTACAATCACCGACCATAAAACTGGTTATAAATCAGAGTTCATTACTGAAGATGACAAGCTGGTTTATCATACGACTCAAGATGTTGCTCCCGTCATTGACCACGTTAAGAAACTAAGAGACAATACACTTAAGCCTGGAAAAGATATGCGACACATTGCTGAAGTCCCTATGGTGATTTGGCAAAAGGCATTACGCGAAGGCTGGTCAAAAGATAGAGCTAAATGGAAACAATGGCTCAACGACCCAGATAATAAAGTATTTAGAACTTGGCAAGGTAAAGTATGACATATTCAGAATTAAAAACAGCAATAGCAAATTATCTTAATAGATCAGATTTAACGTCTGATATAGATACGTTTATCGATAATGTCGAAGCGGAACTTAATAGACGATTAAGAACCAAAGACATGATTAAAAGAGCAACGGCTACAGCTGACTCACAATATTTAACAGTTCCAACAGATTGGATAGAGGCAATTAATGTAGAAATTACATCAAACGATTTCAGTCCTTTATTCCAACAATCTATAGAGTCATTAGATGTCTATAGAAAATCAAACAACAACTCTGTAGGTCAACCAGTTTACTTTGCAATGGTTGATGACTCCATCGAATTAGCACCAACTCCTGATGGAGAATATACCCTACAACTAACTTACTATGCTAAAATATCTGCATTAAGTGATTCCAATACAAGTAACTTTGTATCAGTCTCGCACCCAGATGTTTATTTATATGGTGCATTAAAACACGCTTCTATTTTTTTAATGGAAGATGAAAGAATACCAATGTTCACTCAACAGTTTGAGAAGGCATTAGAAGAAATGAGACTCGAACAAGAGAAAGCTGCATTTGGTAAAGGTTCTTTAATGATGCGAAGAAGAACTTACGGAAAAAAACAAAAAAGAAATTATTACTACGGTAATTAATAAAGGAGAATAGAATGGCTGGATTTTCAGATTATTTAGAGAACAAAGTTGTTGGTCATGTATTTGGTGGATCAGCCTATACAGCTCCAGCAACATTATATGTAGCATTATATACATCAGCACCAAGTGATACTGGTGGTGGTACAGAAGTTTCAGGCGGAGCTTATGCAAGACAAACAGCAGCTTTTACTGTTACTAACGATACAGCATCAAACACATCAGCAATAGAATACCCAACAGCTACAGCTAATTATGGTACTGTTGTTGCAGTAGGTGTTTTTGACGCTTCATCATCTGGTAACTTACTTGCTTATGGTAATTTAACCACTAGCAAAACTGTTTCTACTGGAGATGTATTTAGATTTAATGCAGGTGCTATAGACATAACTGTAGCGTAATAACATGGCTTCAGTTGGCTATGGTTTTGGTGGATACGGTAAGTCTTACTGGGGATCACCACAATTTGAATTAGCTGAAAGCTCAATCACAGCAACATCAAACCTAACTGCGGTTGGTGTTGTACCTGTAACTGGAGAAGTTTCAATAACAGCTTCTTCTAGTGTCACAGCAGTTGGACTCGTCCCAATACAAGGTGCTTCACAAATCACAGCAACATCAAGTCTTACATCGACTGGTGTTAGAATTAAATTTGGTGCGACAAGCATATCATCAACATCTAGCCTAACAGCCGTAGGTACTCAAATAGATATTGGTGGCGTGCTAATGGCAGCATCTTCAAGTCTTAGTGCAGTAGGCACACAAATTGATGTTGGTGAATCAAATATTACCGCATCTACAAACGTAACGGCTGTTGGTGTCTTTATCGTATCAGCAGCAAGTCAAATAAACGCTACAACTAACTTAGATGTAACTGGTTCATTGGTTCAAACTGGCACTTCTAGTATTCAACAAACAAGTGGTTTTTCTGCGATAGGTAGTTTAAAATGGGAAGACCAGACTGTAGCAGATACTATTTACACAGACCAAACACCAGCTACAACAACTTGGACAGATCAGTCCTCAACAAATACTAATTGGACTGACATCGCAGCATAAACAGGAATAAATTATGGCAGATACATTTACAACGAATTTAAATTTAACTAAACCAGAAGTAGGAGCATCTACTGATACCTGGGGTACAAAGCTAAACGCTGACCTCGATACTCTTGATGGAATATTTGCATCTAATGGTACTTCAGTAGCATTAAACTTAGACGGAGCAGTAATTGATAGTTCTGTCATTGGTGGCACTACAGCAGCAGCTGGATCATTCACAACTTTATCAGCAAGCACATCTATTACTGGTACACTTGCTACAGCAGCACAAACCAACATAACTAGCGTAGGAACTCTTACAGGTTTAACTGTAAGCGGTAATGCCTCAATAGAAGGTGGAACAATTAAACTTAATGGTAATTATCCAACTGGTACAGGCAACGTAGCTTTAGGTGGTGCAGCCTTAATTAGTGGTTCTTTAAGTGGTAATAATAATACTGCTATAGGTCATTATGCTTTATATGCAAACACATCAGGAACTCCAAACGTGGCTGTTGGATATTTGGCCTTGGGGGCAAATACAACTGGTAATGATAATGTAGGTGTTGGAACAGGTGCTTTAGAAAGTAATACAACAGGTTCAAACAATACTGCTTTAGGTAGAGGAACTTTAGGTTCAAATAGTACAGCATCAAATAATACAGCAGTTGGAAATGATGCTTTAATATTAAACACTACAGGTTATTCTAATACAGTTGTAGGTGCTAATGCGGGTGATGCTAGTACAACTGCTGCTCAAAATACTTTAATAGGTTTTGATTCTGGTACAACACTAACAACTGGTAATGACAATACAGCAGTTGGAGATAGAAGTTTTAAATTAGCAACTACTGGGGGTAATAATGTTGCACTTGGAGTTGTTTCTTTAGAAAATTTAACCACAGGTGGTTCTAATGTTGCAGTTGGTTGGGGGAGTTTAAGAGCTAACACTACAGCTTCTAACAACACAGCAGTTGGTAAAAATTCTTTAAACGCTAATACTACAGGTACAGGACTTGTAGCAGTTGGAACTTCAGCTTTAACTGCAAACACTACAGGAAATTATAATGTAGCAGTTGGTTATGTTGCACTAGATGCTAATACTACTGGTGCAGGTAATATTGCTATGGGTTTAAGTAGTTTAGGAGCTAACACTACTGGTGGTTCAAATGTAGGTATAGGTCAAGGAGCCTTATCAACCAATACTACAGCCTCTAACAACACTGCTGTTGGATATGAAGCTCTAGCATTAAACACTACAGGTGAATTAAATACAGCAGTAGGTGTACAATCTCTTGATGCAAACACAACTGGTTCTTCAAATACCGCATTAGGTATAGATTCTTTAGGTGGTAATACCACTGGTGGTTCTAATACTGCTGTTGGTAGAGGTGCTTTATATAGTAATACTACAGCTTCCAACAATGTAGCAGTTGGTCTTAACGCATTAGTAGCAAACACTACAGGTGAAAATAATGCATCGTTTGGTGCTTCATCACTTACATCTAATACCACAGGTTCAAGTAATGTTGCTTTAGGTATGAACGCTATGAGAGATAATACCACCGCTTCTAATAACACAGCAGTAGGTTTAAATGCTTTATTATCAAACACTACAGGTGCTGGAAATACAGTAGTAGGTCGTATAGCTGGCGATGCTATTACTACAGGAAGCAGTAATACAATCATGGGAAATAGTGCAGGTGGTGGAATAACTACAGGACAGCATAATGTTTGTATGGGAGAATCCACAGGTAATGCTACAGTAGTTTTAACTACAGGTACTGGTAATACTCTACTAGGTTATCAAGCTCGTACAAGTGCAGTTGATACGGACTATGCAAACGGTTTTGGATTTAATATAAATGCAGTAGCAGGTTATACTACACTTGGTCAAGGAGTAGATGATATAAGAGCTGCACACGGTAATACAACATGGTCAACAGTTTCTGATGAAAGAGTTAAAAAAGATATTACAGATGCAGAAGCAGGATTATCTTTTATAAATGATTTAAGACCTAGAACTTTTAAATACAAAGCTAAAGGAGATTTACCTAAAGAGTTTGATGCTTATAAAAAAGGCTCTACAGAAACCTACAAAAACGAATTTACTAATCATGGTTTTATAGCTCAAGAAGTTAAGGAAGCTGTTGATAATCATCCTGAATTGCAAGATGGTTTTAAAATGTGGGATGTAAGAGAAACAGGTCAACAAGAAGTTGGAGAAGCTGCAGTAATACCAGTATTAGTAAAAGCAGTACAAGAACTATCTACGCAAGTAGATGAATTAAAAGCCGAAATAACAACTTTAAAAGGAGAATAATATGGCACAAACAGTAACAGAATGTCTAGCAGCAGGAACTGATAGCGTAACATTAATTGACGGTGTAAAAGCTGGAACTTGGAACGTTGAAGGAATGGAGCAGTCTGAAATAAATGAAATGGTACAAAGAAACGTAGACCATTTAGAACTTATTTTAGAATATGCACCTGTTGATGAAGATGATGATACGCCTGATGTAGCTGGTAGTTCAGAAGATAAAACATCTTATACAACTGCGATCTCAACTGGTAAAAGCTACATAGCAGATAATTCTTAATCATGCCTTTACTACCAGTCACTCCTCCCGCTGGAGTAGTCACCAATGGAACAGACTACGCTAACAAAGGGCGTTGGACTGATAGTAATTTAGTGCGTTTTCAAAA